TCATATTTAATAGTGTATTATTAGACATTATGCTCTATAAACATCATTACCGTCAAAATCTCCAATTTGAACTAAATTATCTTTCATGTCAAAAATGCTTTCACATATATCGCATATCCATCCACCTAATTCATCTTTAGAGTTTACATAAGGTAACTTATTCATAACTCTATTTCCTATTATTTCACAATCACAAGCAGGGCAGTAGTCTGCACCATACATTAATTCTTTTAATTCATTTAAAGTTGCCAGCCTTGTAGGATAATATATACTATACTTTTTTTCCATTTAACTTTGCAGTTTCTTGCTCTGGCAAAACTCCAGCTTTAAAAGCATTTAATTTATCTTGACTAAACCCAGTAAATTCTTGTATCAATGCAACCGAATCTACTTTCTTTTCTGTACTTAACATTCCTGAGATTTTCATTAAAGTTTCAATGGCTCTCATTTTATCTGAGTCCTTGGCTTCTTCCGATTCTACAATATCTTTTGTTTTTCCTAACAAATACGATTTTGTAATCCCAGTCTCATTTAATAATAATTCTATTTCTTTATCTATCAACTGTCTAACCTTTTTGCTTTTTAATAAAACTTTTGTTTTTTGCTTGGCATAATCTAAACTCTTTGTATTCTCATGAGCTTTCATAAAAGCTTCAATCGGTTTCATACCACTTGCTATATACTTTGCAAATATACGCTTAGATGAGGATAAGTTACCCTCTTTTATTTTCTGATACCAATTCTTCTTACCAAATCTCCATATATCTGATACTGGCTCACCACCAAGGTCTTTTGTTCTTTCGCAGTTTGCCATACCAAGTAATGTTCTAATAAAATCATCACTAGCATTCTTTGTTTTTAAAACACCTCTTTTAATAACTACCGTTACTTGTCCATCATCAGTTTGTATCCAGTCGCCCGTATTTGCCTCTCTCCAGTCGTTTTTTATGTTTTGCTTAGGATGATATAGCCTAAACTCTTTTTCGTCTTTATAGAGCTTATATTCAACGCCTTTTATCTTTCTAGAGTACGGCATTGTTAGTTGTGTCGGTTTTTAAATAACTGCTCGCCGTCTGTAATTAACTCAAATTCCCTTAATGATTTGATTCTTGATAATAGCTCGGCAATTTTATTATAGGTAGAGGAAGAAGGATTTATAACATCTAACAAGTGTATTTCGTTACCAAGCTTTTTTATTTCATTTATGTTTGTAAAAACGCTTTCGTTACTAAATGAATTATTTAACGCTTTATCAAATCTAGTGTCTCTCTTATCCATATGATAATTTAGTTAAAAAGGTTGTTTAAGGAAAGTAATTAAGTTTTCCACATAGTTATCCACAATACTTAATTAAGTATTTATAGTATATTATAGTAGTATAGTATCTGTCAATAGTGAGTATAGTATTATAGTATAATAGTAGTATAGTATAATATAGTAATATAGTATAATATAGTATAGTATAGTAATATAGTATAGTATAGTACCCCGACCTAACAAAACCTAGAAAAATTTAAAAAAATTATATTTGTATGTCTGTTTCTGTTATTTTTGTATGGGGTACTCCCCCTAAGTCCGTTTACGTTGAAATAGTTGAATTGAAAAAATCGTTTTAGTTGCAAGCACGTTAAAATATCCGAGGCTAGTAAATTTACTAGGTCAAAAAAGGTTCCTATAACTCCAACAATATCAGCAGTTATAATTTAAATGGAACTACAATTGTCTTTTCACATATATAATACATCAAACGGATTATTTATTTAATAGGAACTTGATACTATCGGAATTGTGAAACACTCTAGTCAATACTCAAGGTATCCAATCCTGTTTCAAATCTCGATAGGGTTTTAATTAAATCAAATTAAGGAAATAAATGATATGTCAATATTAAACAATCTAAAAAATATTGGTAGTGATACTATCAATAAATTAAAAGACGTTGCTAATCTTCAAACTTGTAAAGTCTGTTCAGGTGGTATTAACACCTCAAAAGATGATAACGTGCACTATTCAAACCATCTAAACGGATGGTATCACAATAAATGCCATGATAGTTTGGAAAGTTGCAACGTATGTAATAGGAAAAGTCATCATCTAGAGTCAGGAATATGTTCTATTTGCATGAATAATACTTCAATTAGAAGTTATTCATATAAACCTGAGGCTTTATTTCATAGGGTTAATCCTAGAAAAAATGAGCCTTTGCAAGCATATTCTTCACGTTCTAGGCATGGACTTCCAATATTACATTTTGGTGTCGAAATTGAGGTAGACCATCATTGTACAGAAGAAGAATACTCAAATAGTATTATTTTAGACGGAAATAATTTTGCGTCTCTAGTTCATATTATTGGTAGTGCTTTGAAGAATTGCGGTCTTTTTTATTGCAAGACGGATTCTTCACTTAGTGATGATGGTATAGAAGTTGTGTCACATCCATTTAGTTGGAACTTTTGGAAGTCATACGGACAAGATATTTATGATACTTTGTTCAATACTCTTCTAAGTAGTGGATATTCATCCGCTGAAAGTTCAGAAGGTGGAATGCATATACACATATCAAAAGACTCTTTAAAATCTAGTCAATTACTTAAACTTTTATGGTTCGTATATGAATCACCTAAGTTTATGAAATTGATTGCTCAAAGGGTTTCTTCTTATGCTTATGTTGATTACTCTAGTTTGGTAGGTTGGAATTTAGACACATATAGAGAGAAATTGTCTTCATTAACACATATCTCTAAACGGAAATATAGTGAAGACCAGTCTCGATATACCGCTGTTAATCTGTCCAATGACCATACAATAGAGTTTAGAATATTCAAAGGAACATTAAACATTATGACCTTATCAAAGGCTATAGAGTTTATTCATTCTTTGGTTTCTTATTGTTCACAAACTCCAATTAAGGAAATTGTTAACAGAAAAAATGAGGATGATAGAGTAGATAATTACTTGAAATTCTTATCAAGAAACCAATCTAAATATATGAATCTTTGTTTATTCTTAAATGCTGAAATGGATTTATCAACACAAAAGAAGAATAAATACTTTACAGAAGCTAGAACTAGACTTGGTCGTAAAATGGTCATAGACTCAGTTTTTAACAATGGTAGAAGTACTAATCAATTTAAACTAGATAGAAAGGGAGTTGTATTATAATGTGTATAGCTATACTTAAAAAAGATGGTGTAAATGTGCCACAGAGTCAATTAGAAGAATCATTTATGAGTAATCCTGATGGTAGCGGATATTTATTCGCTAATAATGGTAAATTATCTGTCAAAAAAGGCTTTTTCACCTTTGATGACTTTATCGATAATTACTCTAGGGATATGGAGAGATTCAATAATCCTGTATCGATAATTCATTTTAGAATTACGACACATGGACTTACTAATAAGTTGAATTGTCATCCATTCTTAATAAATGATTCTTTGGGTTTTGCTCATAATGGTATCATTAATTTTGTTTCAGACCATAAAAAGAAGTCTGATACGATGATGTTCAAACGTGAGATTCTTCAACAATTACCTGATAATTTTATCTATAATGATACTATTATTAAGTTAATTGAAGAGTCAATCGGAAATTCAAAACTAGTATTCTTAAATAGTCAGGGAGACTATAAGATTGCTAATGAGACCGCTGGACATTGGAATGATGAAAAAACCATATGGTATTCTAATAAGTCTTATTGTGAGACACCTACTCAAACATGGGTTAATGCTTGGGGAGGTTACAATAAATACTATGATGATTACGAAGTACTGAATATTACTAATAAGAAGAAAAAGAAGAAGAATACTCACGATGATTGTCGGACTTGTCAGGGCAATTTGTTCACACAGGACGAAAAGAAACTCGGACATTGTCACACTTGTCAGGCTGAATTTCAGACGACTAGAAGAATATAATAATCAGAGGGGAGACTAGCAATCTCCCCTCACAACTAAGGAGGTTATTATGCCATATAGTAACAGACATGAAGTAAATGCCGAAGATATGAATGCAATGTTGGAAAGTATTTCGGGAAACTATCAATCACGATACAGAATAAGAGTCAATGATGGCAAAGCTAAAATCACTAGAGGAAAATTTGGTGATATAATAAAAAATAGGAGGTAATAAAACAAATAAGGGAGAGTCTAGCAATAGGCTTTCCCTTTTTTTGTGTCCAAAATTATAAAATGCAGCAGAGTTAAACGCAGCTACCTGCAGCAGCCCAGAAAACACTGGAAAGCAGCCGTAATTACCCTATTTTAGCACAACTTTTTTATGTTATGTATAATACAGAAATTTCTATTATACATAATACATTAAACTTGTAATTAAATCACCTAATCCCGCTT